ACCATGTAATCCCCGGACGAACAAGTGCCGAGATTGCAGATACGAACCATCCTGCTGACTTTGCAGTTTCTGATTGCTCACGAAAAGCCTCTTTAATTGCGTCTAATTGGGTGATGCTATAGTCAACGTACTTTTCTTCAACCCTAAACTCACCACGGAGTTTCTCCAGATCTGTCTGGAGCTGGAACATGGACAGCTCATGTTTGCGCTCATTAGCTTTGTCTAAGAATTTTAGGATCTCAGGGGCGAGCCTAAATAACCCACCGAAAATGGAACCTAAAAGACCGCCTGAGAGAAGGTCAAACATAATTACGGCTCAACAGGCCACTGAATATCCCAAGGGAACCCCGCTTGGGAGGGTATATCACGCAGTGCTTGTCGGTATGCAGCCCATGCAGTTTTATCTACGGGAGCGTCAGCCACCTGTGTCCAATCAGAATCTTTAAGCAATTGATTGCGCTGGCTGCGGACAGATTCGGCTTGGGCTGCGTCTTTCTGGGCTATATATGCGGCTTCTTGCTCGGCAGCGGTTTGTGCTGGTTCCGTTTCTGTTGCTGGGCGGTCTGTGAAGATTGGGCCAAGGACATACTTGGTGTACCACTTACCATCAATTTGCTCTACGCCTTGACGCATGGAAAATTGATAATGGTTTTCTGGCGTGGCTTGTGGGCCTTCAAATACAACGTCAGCACCCAGTGCTTCAAGCACTTCGTCAGTTGTGCGATCCCATGATGGACCGTTGTTGTCTTTAGCCCAGCGCCGGAGTTCATCTTCCAGCATCACTTGGCCTGTTGATCTAATTCTGATTTCCATGTTGTACCTTTATGTAAGGTAGGCAAAGCCTAATTTCTGATTCCTACAACGCCAGTTTACTGTTGCCTCCGGCATACGCAATGCTTTGGCACATTCAACAGCAGACCCCCAAACACCGTGAGGTGTACCAACCATCCGTGCAGAATAGTGCTTTGCACCGCTAATTAATTTGCTCAATTTGGCCTTTACCTCTGGTTGGTGCATAGGGTTTCCATCACCACGACACCATAGTTTTGGCCTGCCTCGTAGCGAATCTGACTTCTTGCGCCGCGTTTCTTCACTATCTATTTTGCCAATATTGCCATCTCGCACGTTTTCTTCGTTCAACCCGCAGAACACATTTTCAATACTGTACGGCCCAATATTGCCATGCCGCCTCATGCAATATTTGCCGCGTCCACGGCCGCGCTGCTCCCATTTGCCACTAGCAACCCACCAATCACGCCACTGCTCAAACGTAAACAAAAACTCTACGCCGCGTGTTTTGGCATTGCTTTTGTGCTGCGTATATGCTTTGAGATAAACGTCTTTTGTAACCATGTCTAACTCACGGCTAAGAAAATATAAGTACCGCCGTTTGCGTTTAATCCTGCCGGGGCTGCTGCGGTGACTTGGAACCCAACGCTTGTGGTGTCAACGTAATTAGTGCCGGTGACTTCAGCGGCGGATGAGTTTAAGAAAAGATACGGGTCGTTGCCGCTTGAGATGCCCCGTGCGCTGTCATACACATACCAATCGCCCGTGCTGTCAGTGCGCTTAATAAGTACGAACCTAGCACCACCCGTAAACCCGCAGTTAATCGTTTGGAGTGCGCCTGTGCCTGTGTAGCTGCCGACCTTGCTTACGCCTGCGACTGTGGCAAAGAGGTAGGCGACATATGTTGATCCATTATCATTTACGTTTGTGTTTGGGCCAACAGAAAATGTTGTTGAAGTTGGTTGCGCTGAAAAGGGATTGTCATAACTTGACGTTCCAATATTATCCGTTAAATTTAACCATCCAAGTCCATATGTTGATGATGTAAAAGATGTTCCAACCGCCCAACCAACAGAACTTGATGTGTTTCGTCTTTTGATAATTATTAACTCTGGTGTTTTTCCAAGATTGTGGTTAATCGTTTGAGTTTGGGTTGTAACACTATTTCCCGTATAACACACCACATCAAAGAAGCCCGGGGCGCGTCGAAAATTGTAAAAAGCAATGTCGTACCCGCCAGTATTGCTTGGCATTTGATACCCTGTGCTATTCCAATACCTTGCAATATTAGCAGCATATTCGGCATAAGTTGCGTTAGGGGTTAGCCTTTGGCTTGATTCATTTGTAGTTGTAGTTGAAACACCTCTTAAACGGTCAATGCCATACCAATCATTTGAATAGTTACGAAATTTATACCATTGCAAGTCGATTGGAAAATTAGTAGTAATTTGAGTTCCTGTTGAAACATTTGACGCAATAGGACTAAACACACTCGTCCCCGTCGTCGGCACTTTCATCGGGCCACGGCGAATGGCGATGTAGATGTAGGTTCCTCCGCCGTAATTTGTTGTAAAGCCAGTTGCGGTTAAATCAAGAAAATTGGAAGAAGTGTCTTCCGCATCGTACAAATTTGCAAATAGAGTCGGGTCAACACCTCCTGTCGGTATTCCACGCATGTTGTCCTGCATAAACCAGTTGCCCACGTTGTCTGATCTCTTGACCATAACAAATTGCGGTTCATAACCAAGAGTAACCGTCGTGTTTCCACTAAACGACCCACAACTAATCACATTGTCCGAACCCGTCAGGCCAAAGCCACCTGCGTTGTGGGCGAAGAGGTAGGCGACGTATTGAGCGCCATTGGTATTAACTTCTGAATTGCCACTGACTGTAAATTCTGTGGAAGTTGGTGTTGTGCCAGCCCAGTTTGTAGTTGCCGCATCACCAGCTGTACTGTTTAATACTAACTGTCTATTAATATTCGGTAAAGATCTATGGTAAACAGCCCAGTCATAACCAGCAGTAAGTCTTTTTACAATAATAGCGCCCGGAACGCTACCTAAATTATGCGAAATGGCACGCGCAGAACTTCCGTTTCCCGTATAAGCTACAATATCAAAAAACTTGGGCTGTTTTCTAAAAGACCATGAAACGTATGTGTTGCTATTATTGTTTGTTCGTCCATATGTGCTGCCGTCTCCAAGTGAAAACCCATTAACATTAAACGCTGTTACTGCGTCTGATACGGCGTCATAGTTTGTGGTGTTTGAAATTAACGAGTTTGCAAATCCTGTGCCGGGAGATGATTGTAAATTGTGACCAAATCCCGCCGATCTATCTTTAATCCAAACCAACCCACCCTTCGTGGACAAATCAATCCCATTGGTGATGGTCTGTGTAGAGCCGTTGCCGGTGTAAAGGTAGGTGGAGAAAACGTCTTCGATGTAATTCACAGAACCAGATGGGCCGGAGAATTCCCCAAACCCCTGAGCAGAACCCGCGCCTTTGGTTTCAATTAACGGCATTATGCAAACCTCGTTTGTGATGCGAACACTGTAAACGCCGCAGACCCCGTCTTCACTATCGTATACACATAAGCATCAATGGAGCTTGCATTACCTGCTGACCATGCAGTGCCGCCTTGGTATTTAGGGGTTACCGACGAACCGTCTACTTGCACTGCGCTGTTGTAATAAGCCGTTGAGCCTTGGGTCACAAGGAAAGCAACCGTCATTGACTCGCCCGTACTCATCAACGTATTAAGGCTTGTGCCGCTTGAGCCACGGAAATTCACTGTCCAGTTAGCTGATGCGTTGCTGGTGTAGTAGAGAACCGACTGCGTGGTTACATCGTAATTAATCGTGCCTGTCGCAGCAGTGGCTGAAACCGTTGCGACTTCCTTGGCGTTTGTGAGTTTTGATGCGGCGACGCTAGTTGAACCGCTGAATGTTTGAAGAGCGGTGAAGGTTTGTGCTGTGCCAAGAACAGCCACGGTATCCGTAGCATCAGGCAGTGTTAAAGTTCTGCTTGCAGATAAAGTTGTTGGGGCTAGTGTCACGCGGTACGAAGACGAACCCCCTGCACGACCTAAAACAATAATCCCATCGTTTGTTGAAGCTGGCGCAAAAGTCTGACCCGTGGCATTGTAGAAGGTATTTGCACCTGTAAAGGCGTTATTTCCTGCCGCAGTAACATCTCCTGTTGCCCCCGCCGCGCTAGTCCAAGTCGTGCCGTTAGACGTTAAAACGTTACCATTAGACCCCGGCGCTACAAACTGAACGGCTGAAGTGCCGTTACCAATAATGACGTTGTTTGCAGTGAGTGTGGTTGCGCCTGTGCCGCCACGAGCAACAGGTACTGTTGGGCCAACAGTGCCAACAAGTTTATAATCCGTACCGTTATAAGCAACAAGTGCTGTTTGTCCGGGTTGAAGCGTTACGCCAGTTTGTCCTGTGGCTTTAAAAGTAAGTGTGTATGTTGAGTCATCGTTAATAAGACGATAAGAACGACCTAAACTTGCGCCTGTATTTCCTACTGTAATTGTTGAGTTTTGAGCCAAAGAAGAAACACGGAAGGTTGCATATTGCGCCGATGAAGCAACAATATTTGTTCCTGAATTTGTTCCTTCTGTCGTTTCAATCGTCAACGCACCAGTGGTAAAGTTTGCGCTTGTTAACGAAGAAATCCCACCAATTGCAATATCTAAATATTGTGTTAAACCGTTATTTGTATAATCCCCCCATGCTCCAGATTCCGTACCTGTGGTTATAACGGGAAGATCTAAAAGGGTTGTGCGAGCTACAGTCATTTATTACTCCGTTTCTACTAACTGCCACTGGGCGTTTTCATTTGAGTTAATGATTGTCCAATTAGCATTTTCATCTGTGGGAATAAGGCTCCAGTATAAAACACCAAAGCTTCCTAAAGAACCTATTGCTTGATTGCCAGTTAAAGCGTGAGTTTTTGTTTTACCTACTGACCCTACTGCGCCGGATGCCAAAACTCCCGTAAGAGCAAAATCAAAAGAAAAATTTAAGTTTCCTGCTTCGCCCGAACCACTAACGCCTGTTAACGCTACTTCTATGGTTTTATCAACAAGACCAACTTGCCCTAAAGCTACAACCCCATTGAGAGCTTGTGTATTCTCTTTTGAAACGTTTCCAACCGCCCCGTCCAAAGATACACCGGTTATCGCTACTGATCTTTCTGAACCTAATAATCCAACAAAACCTTGAGCCTGTACACCAGTAACATCGGCGGGAATTGCATATACAACCGATCCAATTTGTCCAGACGCTGCGACGCCCGTAATACCAATCGTAATATTGGGAGTTAAATTTCCGCTCGCACCACTACCAAAAACACCTGTTAAGGCTTGATCAACACCAACCCCGCCCCAACCGTCATAACCCCAAGGATTATCACCCCAGCCAAAATTAGCCACGGGCTACCCCTAAATTATGTTGTTGCTAAACGCAACAAAGCATTTGTTGTGTTATTTGTTGGCATCGTTAACGTAAATGTTCCAGCCGTAATCGTTTGCGAACCAAAAGTATGGACACTTACCGCTTTATCAGATTGTGTGCTGTTATAAATAAGCACTGCATCAAAAGCCGAAGACAATGTTACGTTAGTATACGTAATTGAAGTCGTCGGAGTTGTAAATGCAACACCTGCGGTTGCTGACGAATTTGTAGCTGTTGGAGCATTCCACGCTGTGATGGTCACCCCCCCTGCGCTATAACCCGTTCCGCTAACTTCGTTAGATGCTGAATATGCCGTAGTAGCGGCATTAACAGTGGCGGTTGTTAAATATAAAGCAGCTTTAAATGTATCTGCTGTCGATGTTCCTCGCGTCGGCGCCGTACCAAAATTATGAGTGGCTGTTAAAAGCTGCCCCATAAATGATGTACACATAGCTTGAGTATTTGCCATCTTAAACTCCTTTATCCAAGAGATGCTGCTTCAGCAAATAAAGGAGGCGATTGTTTTAATCGCACATGTGCAGACCGATGCACAAGTTCACCTTCATGCCAGTATTCAACCCACTTTGTATGTTCGTTATCGTTGTCAATAATACCTTCTCGTTTTTCTAACAACAATACGTCCATTTCCCCTTTTGTCGTAAACACAGTTGCCATTTAATCCATCCGTATCAAAGCGTTAGTTGCTGAATTTGTTGGCATCGTAATTGTAAACTTTGTGGTAGTTGTTTTATCAGAACCAAAGTCTAAAACCGCAACCGACTTATTTGATTTACTTAAATTGTAAATTAATGCACACCTTGCAGTAAATGACGCAGGGTCCCAAACAACATTATCAAAATTAATATAAGCCGTTGTGCCTGAAGAAGATACCGTGGTTCCTGTTAAAGTTTTACCGCCAAGAGAATATCCCGTTCCTGATACTTCATTGCTTGAACTATAAACGGTTGTTGACTGATTTAAATCTGCATTTGCTGTATACAAAGCTATTTTGAAAGTGTCCGTAAGAAAATTATGAACACCTTCATATAACTCCAATTTAAAGCTTGTTGTCTGACCCTGAACAATACTCATGCTACCGCCACTCTAACCTGACCGTCGCGATAAGCATCCGCACGTTGTTTGCCATCACCAAGATTTTTCAACAAAGCAATAGATTGAACATATCGATCTTTTGCTAAAGCCATAAGATCTGGCTCAAGCTTTAAGAAAGTCGAGCCTTCGTAAATGGTTGCATTGAGTAACGCTGAATCAAAATGATCACCAAGCCAGCTTACGGTGCTTGTAACTATTGACTCAGGATAATAATAGTAATGCAACTCAGTTTGATAATTTGAGTTAGGGGTTGGACCAACGATAATACTTAATTCATTTGGATCAATAATTCCGCCGTTTACTTTAGGTCCAAATATTGCGTAATGCTTTGGCAGTCCAGTGGCCGAAGGCGCTGGATAAGCCTCTCGAATAAAATTTACATCTTTGTTTAATAAATACAAATAATCTCCGTTTGCTTTAATCACTGCAAACGAATAAATTGAAAGTAAATCTTCTGGGCAAGTTAAATACTTTTGCCCAGATACAAAAACACCAATTACGTTCTTACGCAAGTTTGCTATCTGCACCGTATTGTATATACGTTGCTCTGCCTGACGGATCATCGTATTGATGTCCGCTGTCGTAAAAGTGGTCTCAAGATAATCTTGGACCGCTGTTACAAGCTCCGAATAGGTCACGCCATCGGTCCCCTAGCCATCACGCCCTTGGTTGCTGCGCCTGTGCCGCGGATTTTGATGCCCTTAGTCTTAATATCCTTTTCCGGATATCCAGCAGTCGTTGGATTAGGAGCAGGCTTTGGCTGATTTGGGTTTTGTTTATCTTTCATTTCATGCCCTTATACTTAAATGAAGACTTGTTTTGGTTGGCAACCTTTGCAAGATTTCTTCCCATCTTTAACATGTCAGCATTAGTCTTCCCACCCTTGGCAAGTTTGGTTAAAGGCTTGCCGGGATGCAAAGTTTTCTCATGTTTATGTACTGCTGTTTTGATATCCATTTAAAACTCCTATGTCGTAGAGATCGTTACTGTACCAACAGCCGTGTTAGAAACCAAGTAGTTTGGTGTCAATCCATCATCATAAGCTGACGCCCCTCCTACGGGATTCCAGCCCCACTGAATGTCCCTCGAGCCCCCAGTAGGAACTCCCCCGGTTGAATTGGGAAGTAACTGAAGTCCATTCACACCAGCAGTGACGTAGGTCGTATCTTTCCTTGGGTTCCTTACAGCCTGTGGATCATCTACAGGAAACATACCTAAAAGCAGTTGAGGCTGATCAGGGTCCCAACATTCATTACATACCAAAAGGTTGTACCGTTTGGTTTTAATAACTTCAGTACGAAGACGCTTCAGTTTAAATTGTTGTCCGCACCTATCGCACATAGCAATAGAGTTTTTACCAGAGGCAAATCTATTACCCATAGCCGCTTCCTGACCCAATAAACTGTTGGCGAGGTACAAACCTAATAGCTGCTTTCTCTCTGTCTTCCCCAGCCGCTAAATTAAATTGTTCCTCGTATATTTCTTTTAACATCTGAATTCTTGGTGCAAGCTCTGGTGTTTTTACAGCAATAAAATAAGCAAGGCCAGCAACCAAACAAGGAAGAAATCGGAAATTCATATCGGCTACTTCAATACCAGATCCCGCGTTTTGAACCCTTCTCATTCTCCAATACACAAACTGATATGTAACGCTATTATCAGGCGTTGGCCATAAAGTAATTGAAGGAAGATTAGGATTATAAATTGTCGCGCCAGATGTATGCGTCGTGGCCGTTGTTCCATTTTGACCGCGCACAACACCACCTAAGCTGTTTCCATCAAGCCATTGGTAAAGAATGTCTTCGCTGTCAATACGAATAAACCCTGCGCTCGGTAAACTAGCCGTGGAAGTTAATGTAATCGTTGTGGTAGATGCGGTGATGTTTCCCGATAACGTTGCATTCGCAGGAGAAGTTTGACCCGAAAGTCTTTGAATCCATACTTGGATAGGACGTGCCTGTTGTAACTTATTGGGGATCGTAGCGTAAACGGAAACGCTAATTCTCGTGATTGTTAAATCTGCTTGAGTCGATGATACGTTTTGCCCCGTCCTGATGACGTGCTCTAATAAGTCAATCGTATCTACCGGAAGGGCATAAGTATTCACTCCGGGCGTCAAGGTAATCGTCCCTTGATCAATCGTCCACATGTTGATGCCACGGTTTTGCCATTCGATGGTCATAAGATTCATCGAACGTCTTGCTGTTCGGAGGTCGTATCCAGACCTCATTTCTCGCCCAGCTCTTTCCCACGCCTCTTCAGCGATCTCGGTGAACTCTGGTGAAAAATCTGTTGAACCGCTCGTAGTCATCTAAATCTCGCAGTCTTTGCAGCTATGCTTTTGGGTTGTGCTACGAATTGTTTTCCTGCTTTTTTTCCTGCTCGCTTCGCTTTTGTTGTGGCTGCATATTCCGCAGGACTTAACGCATTAATTGCTGCCGACGGAAGATACCGCTCTCCCGTCTTACTAGAGGGCTTACCGCTTTTGGTTCGCCATTTTTGGTCGCCCCAATTCTTTAATGACTGCTGCGGGGCTTTCACTTTATCTTCTTTAGGGTTTGTGCAAGCCTTGCTCGCTGACTCATTTTACCGGGGGCTTTTGCTGCTTTGGCTAGCTTACCTGCTGGGATCTTTTCACCAGCTTTAACACCCAAAGATTTTTTTAAGGCTCCCGGTTTCTTAATTGCTTCTTGAATCCATTTGCCGCCTTTAAATCCGGGAACCCCGCGACCTTTGAGAATATCCGCACGGGTTACTTTGCCATCATCATTTAAATCAGGAAAATCCTTCGGCATCACACACCTCGGTTAAAGTTTTTCACCTACCTCATATTGAGATAACTTAGCTCTTAATTTTTCAATTTCTGCGTCGCGTTCTGCTAGCTTCTTTTGAAAGCTTTCATTCATATCAACCCACATCTGCAAATTTTGAGTACGCATCTTATTATCTTCGACCATCATATTAAAGAGTCGTTCCGATGCGTCTAACTGTCTTTGGATAAAATTAATCACGATAACCACCACCAGCGGCCTTATATTTTTTAGCTACGAGTTGTGCCTTCCTTGCAGACCATTGGCCTGCACCGGTACCTTGAGTCGCAGCAGCTTTAACCTGAGATACGATACGCTTCCGTAACTCAGGCTTGGTGTAATTACCCGCTGCGTTAACCTTACCGCCTTCGGCGTACTGCTCAAAGTCAGTATTGTCCCGGCGAACTTTCCTTTTCCCGGAAGGCATTTTTGAGGGCAAGATAGCCCCCATACCTCTTGAAGCCATCATTCCTACATACCGCCGTACTTCATTTTCTTAACTTTTCCACCGGACTTCATACCGGTCGAACCTTTCATAGTTACTTCCATGCCGCGAGTCTTGCCTTTCTTGGCAATTCCATCAGCAGATTTGTGGCCAGCAGACAAACCACCTGAAGCCATACCGCCTCGCTTCATGCCTTTCATCTCAGCCATTTCATGATTAAGCATGGACTTAGGAGCGCACTTTTTTTTCATGAAGGCAACTTCTTTTTTGACCATCGCTTTTGGCTCGGCCATACCACCCATTCCCATCTTTTTCATCGTAAATTCCTTTCCAACAGATTGAGGGACACCTACTTTTTTAGCAAACTTGGGATTATGGGCCACAGCTTGCATAAACTTCTCTTGCTTTTCAGAAACGGCAGGCATCAGTACATCTTCCCACGAGTTTTGCCGCGCTTAGCGATACCATCTGCACGTCTGGAAGCAGAACCAACTTTACCACCTTTAGCGTACTTCTTTTCTTCTTCTGGTTCTATAGAGTCAAGACCTATCGCCATGCGACCAAGTTTTTTTGCTTCGTCGTAACCACGCCCTTCACGCGTTTCTTTTGAAATGCGTGGGTTTTCTTTGTCTATGAGTCCAGAGTTATATAAGGCTTGATCAGCGGCTTTGCCTGCCGCCGCACCACCCAAGATTGCAACGCGTGCAGGATACGACAAAACTTTTTCAGCCATCGTCAGTTTGCGTTTTTTATCCTTATTGATTTTGTCGTAATCAGACTCTTTGTCAGCCATGATTATCCTTTCTTAGCAAGCTGGTCAATTTTTGCTTCAAGCCGTTCAAAGCCTGCGTCAAATCGTTCCATAATTTTTTCAAGGTCTTGACGCACTTCTGCGCGAGTAATGTGGTCACGGGCTATTTCCTCTCGGGTTTTATTGAGCAAGACTTGTAGACGTTGCAGCTCATCGTGAGAGTTTTTGAGCATGAACATGACAAGTCCCACCAAGACAGACGTAATGAGATTCCAAAGGATCATCGGGTCCATTTAACATTTCCACCTGCGTCGCGCCTGACGAATCCGGCTGTTTGGATCTTTAGCTGCTTCAGGAAACTGTTTCATTTGGCCAGCAGATCTCGCGCAGAAAGACTTTCTTCGCGCCGCATCTTTAGGACCGGGATTGTCGCTTGTAACAGCCGTCTTTAATTTACTTCCGGGATTGGCGGCGCGATAAGCTTTGACACCTTTTTCAGTCATGCCTGCGCCCTGCTTTGTCGGACGGAAATTGCCCGACTTTACAGAAGTTGCAATTCCCATTCCCTTTTTTGCCATGATTACCCGCAGATAAGAGTAACTGCTGTGACATTTGTTGGAGTGACTGTCGCAAAGTCATCGTTACTATAAGCCGTTCGTATCCCCTCTGCGGCCATATAAAGACTATTTACTGCGTCATCATTGGTTGGTGTATCAATTTCTAACAAGATTTGAGAATCGCTATTTCTCGTGACAACAATTGTACCAGCCGTTGCAGACGCCAAATAATACAACCCTTTAATTCTTGTTGCAGGTAAAGCCAAGGCTCCACCATACCCTACAGTAATTGCCCCTGCGGTTGCAGCGCTTACGGTAATTGATGCGATTTGGGAGAAATAATTTGAACTATAAACCGTCGTGTTATTGGGTCCGGCTACAACTTCTGTTGCTAATGCACCAGCAACCGTTCTTCCAATAATTGTAAAGTTTTTCCCAGACTCATCAGAACCCCCGGTTATGGATACCTTATACCCATAGCCGTTGATCCCCGGTTTGGTGTTTGCCAAAATTAAAGGTCCCGCTGAGGCGGGAGTTACGGATGTCACATAAAAGTTAGCGACCGCCCTGATCTTTACCGACCATACATCATATTGCATCGACATTTTCCTGCTCCGGTTTGTCTTGCTCCATTTTCTGAAGCAAATACTCGACCATGTCTATTGCGCCGTTTGCTTGTTGAAGCATCTCAACTAATTGTTGGCGTTTTGCCAACGCTTGTTGTTTTACTTCCAACAAGCTTTCTTTGCTTAGACTCACGTTGTGTAAGTTGCAGCAGGCATCGCCAACACATAGTATGTTGTCGAACCGACCTTAATTTTAAGCGCACGAAGATTAGCGCCGCCCAATGCCGTCCCTGTAGCCGTAGCGGCAAAAGTCGCACCGGGAGTTGCAAACGCATCAGCAGCGCCAGCAGTCAGTCCGGCCAAAGTCATAATGAAACCGTTATCATCAAATGTCGTTGCCGCAGTTCCATTTACTGATGCGTAAATAAGTGACGTCGAAGTCCCCGTAGAACCCGAAGTTCCCATATTAAGTTCAATCTCAATGGGCGCATAAGTACCTGAAGAAGTTCCTGCCGAGAGTGTCATCTCAGCAACAAACGCAGAACCAAGACCTGTTGTGCGGCCTGAAGCGCCGTAGGTAACCTCTGCCTTTAAAGCGTTTGAAAACGAACCCAAGGCTACGTTTGTAGACATGTCAAACTTAGCACGACCGCCGTCTGCGCCTGCGCCAGACATAGTCGTTGAAACAACGAGAGGCTGATATGTGCCGCTTGTTGCAGTGTTGGTGGTTGTGATGGTATTGCCAGATGACGTAATAGCTAAGGTGCCAATAAAGCTACCTTCAAAACCATTATTTGATTTCACTGGCCCAGAGAACGTTGTACGTGCCATATTTTCCTCACATGCAATATTGGCATATTAGTCTGCATGTCGTCAGCCGGGACTGTCTAATATGCCGGATAATCCCGGAATAAAGCTATTATAAATAAAAAAAGGGGGTTTGTAACCCCCCTTTTTATCAAGCTCCCGGAGAACCAAAAATTCCCAACGGATCAGAAACTCCGAAACTATAACGCTCTCTAGACTTATAGCGAACGTTACCAGTATCAAAATCACCGTCCATGGAAGTACTAAGCGGGGTACGCACGAAGTGCTTAAGTCCGTTAGGTACATCCGTTGTCAGGAACCATGCGTTGGTGTCAGTCAAATAGTGATTCACCGTGTAGCCTTCAGGGATTGAACCCATCATCTTCAGGGCGTTCACATCATTGTCTGCCGTTGCAACACGAAGTTCTGTTTGCAACAAACGAGTTGCTGTAAACATCAAGTTCGGAGGAACAACAAGCTTACGCGGTTTAGCAGCGATCAATAGCCCTCTTTCATCCGTCCAGCCAGCGATTTGAATCACGGCGTTTTCCAACGACGTTTCATTCAAGTCTGCTGCCGTGGCAGGCGTGTTGCTATTGACACCACCAGAGATCAAAGGATGAGCCGTAGAAAACAAAGGCTGTCCGTCGCCGTAAACGACTGCGGAATTGAACCCGTTGTTTAAAATGGCCGCAGCTTTAACCTGCTTGGTGTAAGCCATCGCACGAGCCAGCGCTTTGGTATAACGAGACGACAGGCTGTCGTACAAGTTATCTTCCACGGCCTCTTCAGTGATTGAAAAGCCCATAGCGATGGTTTCGTGGTTGTACCGCGCTGTCCATGCTTCTTGTGCGTTGTCATACGCAATCGCACTGCCTTCCGGTTTGACCGGAGCGGCACTAAAGCCTGACAGCTTGGTTTCCTCTTCAAAGGAACGCTCGGAAGATTCAGTTTCGTAAATCTCCTTGTGTTCCTCGCCATAACGAGAGTACTCGAGGCCGAACAGAGCGTTCAAGCCCGGAAGCAGCTCTTTCAACAGTTGTGCGCGTGAAATTGCCATTTCTTACTCCTTAAACGCCAGTTGCGAACTGGTAGCTGTGGTAACCCTGATTCCACTTAACCAGAACTTCCGGATACCCTACAAAGGTAAACGTTGATCCTGCGGCAGCGGTCAAAGTGTTAGCCACGGTTACCGTGGTGGAGTTGACGTTGGTAACGTAGTTATAGTTACCCGCACCACCTCCGGCTGATGCAGCAGGGCAAATAACTTGCATACCTGCTTGAAGGCCGGTGACAGCAGCAGTCAAGGTAATTGTCGTGCTGGCCGATGAGCCTGTGCCAGTCACGGTAACGGCTGTCTCAGGGACAATCCCAACAACACGGAATGGCAAACCCGCTGTCACGCGGACGTTGCCTGAACCGTTGGTAGGACCATCGGCTGATACTGCCATTTTTGAATTACCAGTCGTTGTACTTCCTGCCGTGCCTGTAACTGCGTATGCATTGGTTCCAACAAAAGCTTGAGACATGTAACCAATGGTAGTTGCAGTGTTACTTTCGGTTGAAGGTTGTGCAACAACAACAGCCTTAAATACTGCTGAGGGATCGTCTACCACATAAGCCACCGCATCATTAGCTGCTGTTGAGGCAGGATAATATTGTGCGAATAACTTCTGTCCCGTAGACGGGCTTGTGTATGAGCAACCCACAAATACACCAATTTGACCGGCGCGAGCCGATGTCGTGGTAGCAATTGTCATGCCCGTGATATTGATTACACCACCCGCAAGCTCAACCAAGTCACCATTAAAGATGCTCGTAGGATAAGCGTTCGGGATGGGAATCTGCCTTGTTGCTCCGGCATATGGAAGGCCATTAAGTTCATTAATAGCTATAAAACCATTTGCGGAGCTTACAGTCGGATAAGCCATCTTTAACTCCTAAAATTAAATGTTTCCGCGCCCAAATGTGACTTTTGATTGCCGGTCTTTAAATAAAGGCATTCTCGAGTCTTGTTCGCGATAAAAATTATTGTCTACTGAATGCATTTGAGTATCAGTCTGTTTCTGATAAAACTCATTGCGTTGTTCAACCATTTCCGTCGGTGTTTTGCAAAGCAAAAGTCCTCCAATTTCTATGCTGTCTGGAAACCGCAAGGTTGAACCAGCCATCATATGAATTTCCGGATGCATCGATGCTTTCACAGGCTCCCAGCCTTCTCGTAATTTGGAAGAAATATGACGTGGATCAGCTTCACCCAAAGTACTAATACGAATCCAACGAAACTTATATCCCGGCTCCGGATTTGGATCGGGCAATAACTGCGGAGGATTCCACTTCGGGCGCTCCGTTGTTTCTCTTGACTCGTGTTGACCTCGTTCTTGCTTTTCCATATCAACCCCTTTGTAATTTCGCGACCTCGAGGGCATACCGCTCTAACGGTATTTTGTACCTCTTGGCGTAATCAACCTGTTTTTGCGTAAGCTTGACTTTTTTAGGAGTCATACTTCTCGTCGCAGGCGCCACATTTGACTTTACTGAACGCTGACCTCGGTCAGGTGACTCCTCGGCGTCAAAGTAATCCGGGAACACTTGTCGCATACGAGAATCAATTTTCTCGTAGTATTCATCAGACGATGCATCAACGCCTTGTTTTATTAACTTGGAGTGATACGCCAAGACAAAACCAGTCATTTCATCGTCTACACCATACCACCGATTATTCCTTTGCCAAGCTTCGGCTTTAGGATCTGGTCGGGGTGGTTCTAGTTTTACCTCTTTTTGAGGCTCTTGTCTAGCGGGTTTAAAATTATTTACGCGCTCAAGTTTGATTTTTGCCGCAGTTAATTCTTCATTTGCCTGAACAAGTTTATCTGAATCTCCTGATTCATAAGCTTCTTTATAAGCGCGTTTAGCATCTTCAACTTGCTGGGCTACGGTTTTTTTAGCCTGCTCTAATAGCGCTAACTGGCCTTCAGATAAATGCCCTTTGAGTTTTTGATTCTCTTCAGCAACAGACTGAGCAATACGAAATGCTTCTTCTTTTGCCCTTTCTGCATCTTCAGCCCGACGTTTTTCCGTTTGATAACCTTTATATAAGTGATCAATACGGTTTTTAACCCTATCGCTGTATTCTTTAATTTCCGAATCATCTAACGGCTTCGGTTCTTCTCGAAGCTTTGAATGCTTAGGTTTTTCTTCATCAACGATTTCAATCTCAACTTTGCCTTCTGTATTAACCTCTACCTCAACAGAAGATTCTTTCTCATCTGGGAATTTAAATTCTTCGTTCATAATTGCTCCTAAGCTCTTGAAATACCACGAGGATCTTCAACCACGGCCTCTACAGAATCATCATTGATGATTCTAAACTCCTTGCCATGGATCTTTATTCGCGTACCTGTATTGGGTCTTACTAAAACAAAGTCCCCAACTTTGCATGAAGGCCCATTAGGAAATCGTGTTTTATCCGCATAAGCGTCCGGTCCCATTTTTACAACAAATAAAACCGGAGATAAAACTTCCTCGTAGTAAACCGTAGCATTAGATTTTACAAGACCGCTTTCGTACTCCTCTTCTATTTCAGGAAGTACACACAACAAATGATACGTAGAGGGATCAGGCAACTGCTTTGCCTTTTCTTCTGCCGACTCAGGCAACGTGGTTGCCGTATCCCCGTCTTGGGAGATTAATAGTTCACTCATCTTCAAGTTCCTTATACCTTGCCGCGAGGTCTTGGCATTCCATCAATGCGGATCGTAGACCCCGAATTACGCCGCATAGCTCTCGATATTCGGCATAATCTTTTGCCGAACCGCTGCTCAATGACGCTTCCGTGTTTTGGATGCGCTCATTAATTTTTGAAGATAATAATTCAAACGGATTCATTTTTTATCCTTTGAACTCCACCTGTAATCTTGTGACATAACTGTTCATACCAATCCCAATCATCATCAATAAACTTTATTTTGAATGGAATCCTTGCCAAGCTAAGTGCTATAGCTGCGCCAGTTCTTGTTGTAACCACCTCTCTTGCGCCAGCAGCTAATTGCAGGTTTTCAATAATTGACACATCTTCACTTAGATTTACACCGTTTACATCGTTTAATACAGGTTGATACATTTTGTCTATCTTTACCACTTGGTCGTGATACTTTTTATTAACTTCGCCATAATTTAATTTAAATCCATAATCAACGCCAAGATTATATCCTTCAGCAAAATGTTCAGAGAAAAACTTTATTTGCCTACTTTGATATTGTTCTTTTGAATAACCAAAACAAAAAACCTTTTCATAATAGTTATTGCATAACTCATTCATCTCAGAGCCAATATAACACCATGGTCTCCACGCTCCCGAAAAATTTACGCCGCGCCATGGAGTGACTTTGTTATAGTCATATTCACGTATTGCGTTAATACACGGTTGCCATATTAAAATGTCTCGCAAACAATTAATATAATCGGTTTTGTGGTAAGCCCAATCAACTTTTATATTTAAGTTTTTATGTATCCACGATGCTATAGGCAAGACTTGCAAACTATCACCAAACCTCATGGAGGTGACAAATAAGATTTTATTTTTCATAGATCACTTTTTTTAAACGGCCAACCCGAGTTGGGAAAAGTAAAGTTAACCATAGATATTGAGATGCTAGGTTCTAGAGAATCTACTGCGTGCCACCACCCAACCGGCAAGAACATGGTTTCTCCCTCCTCAACAACTACTTCTAAAATATCTACATCTTTAAACTCTGGAAATTTTTGATAATCCGGATTATAAATATCTACCTGACTAAACACAGATCGATGGTTGTACACCTTATGAGAATAAAAAGGAGAAATTAATTTCCATCGTTTACTTCCTTTTATTTGAATATGCAACAAAGCATTTTCGTCATGATGCAAAGGGGTTACCGTTCCTTTTGGCCCCACCCACAAATGCCACACCCCAATTTTATCTTTACTCAAATAAGGAGGAAGATCTCCAACATCTTCAAACAATTCTTTTAATCTTGTGTTTTTGAACGCATGATTATTTGCGGTCATATAAGTATCGTTTGATTCTGTGTTTTTAATTTGATTTATATAATCTTTTAATAACATGTCTTCTTTGTGGGACACACTATTAATTTCATATTCTGGATCTTTGTTTCTATTTGTTTGAACCGATACGGTTTCGTCTCCAAACTTTTCTGACAGATAATCTAAAGACCATTTTTTTGTATTCCAAGATTTTGAAAGATCTCTAATGACCACAGGAATTCCCTGAAGCCAATAGGATTTATAAAACTCTTCTTCAGTAGGGAAGTCAATTTTTTTGATTGATAAATAACGAGGATTTTGTTTATTCAAAGCATTTTGAACATTAAGAACCGAACAGATTCTTTGGTATTTTTTAATATTTTTATTTACTGAATACAAGACATACGGCGTTCTTGCCATTTGCAAAATTGCTAAAGCTTCTTGTTCTGGAAAATTATTTTTTAATATGATGTCAAGAATCGTTGGACTTGGAATTTTTTTAAGTACATTCTCCGCAGCCCATTCTACCCAAT